CTACTATTCCATAGAAATTGATTTCGTCTGGAACAGGAACCCCTTCTTTTTTCAAAATGTTTGTTTCTATTCTTATATCAAACATTACATTTTCCGCGCCCAACGCAGTCACTGGATCAAAATTAAGACCATCTATTGTGTCTAGATTTACATCAATTGCAGCCAATAGAGCAGTTACTTGTGCTCCGCTGAGATAGGGGAACAAAGAAGAATCTATGCTGAGTGCATAATCAATGTATCCACTACCGCTCTCTAATATCTCTACGCCATTTATTATATTTTCACCATCTATGTTAACATAAGTGGTAAATCGAATTCTTCCAGAAGAACCGCTATTGCTTGTTATTGTTATTTCTGGATTTGCTCTATAGCAAACTAAATTATCTTGATTGAAAGAAGTCAAATCTAAAAACGCAGAAACAATAGCTCCGTCTTCAAGACCGTTGTTTGCTATTTGATATAATGCGTAATATGGTGATGATTTTGATATACCAGATCTTGAGACAAGATCTCCTATTTCATCAAATTTAGTTTTTATTGAAATTGTGGATGAAGGTTCCGTTGAACTGAACACAGAAACAAAACGATCATCATTTTCATACAAATAGAAACAGTTCTTGCATGTGGTTTCAAACGAAGCAATCAAATCACCAGCTTGATAATCTGTAAAAGTGCTGGATCCGCTTGGTATTTGAATTGTGTTTTTTGCATATACACCACAATATCCAGAAGCAGATTGATTGTTTGTACAAAAGCTCTGGGCTTTGGAATATCTAGAAACATCATTTGTTCTATAATCATCGAATGAAATGACAGGAATCCAGTTTGTGCTGACAAATCTCGTCAAATCGGAAGTAATTTTATATAAAGGTAGCCATGAATATCCATCAGAGTATTTTTGAATGCCAGCAGAATGGTTTGGTATTTGAGTAGAAACTGAAGTTAGTGAAAGGTCTTTTCTATTATTAGCATTGTTGGAAATACAAAGATAAACAATACCGTTGTTTTTATTCCATGCGTAATAATTTCCAGTATTCTCTACCTTTGATGACCATTCCCTGTAAAGATTTCCACCAGACCAGGTTACATTTGGAATAACACCTATTGAATCTTTTCTTGCGACTCTATAATAAAGATCTGAATTTTTCCATACATCGATAGAAGCTTCGGCAGTATCATCGTTTCTTGTTGTTGAAGTTTTTCCAAAAAAGAAAAATACTTGATTTTTCAAACCAATGTTGTTTAAGTATTCTCTTACAATATTTGATTTATTTGCCATTTGCTATTCCTTAGCATCCATCACATGTGGAGTTTTCGTTTGGACTAGTTAAACCAGAATCAAAACACAATTGTAAAAAGTCCACAATATTTAGGTCAAAGAATTTATCCTCTGGTAATCCTGCCCAATTTGGTAAGACATATGTTGGTCCAGTGAATCCATTGAATAAATTACCACAACAGCCACAACAGCCAGCAAGACCAAAAAGTGTAGCCCCGTACCATTCCCCTTGTTTTGGAAATAATTGGGTTGTCAATCCATAAGGAGCATAATTTTTCAACATTGGATATTCACATATTGTAGATGTCTCTTCTGACACCCCTGGTCCTCTATAGTCTGATATTTGTTTTCCAAAGACCAGTCTAAGACCAGCTGGATGTAATGATTCAACATAAGCTTCCTTTAAAAGCATATTATCTTGTGTTGAACCGAGATATACTAAATAAGACCAATCATGAAACCAATCATTATCTTGGAATCTTGATATATTAAGAACTGATGATAATGAATTTGATGCATTATAATCTTCTTCTGATGGAATAAAACCAAAAAATTCATTATTGAATCTACCACCATTTAAACGAATGATGTCTTTCTTTGGAAAATAAACTTCAATATCATCTTCAGATATATTAAAAAGTTCATTAAAGAAATATCTTATTACTTCTTTATTTGTTTTTCTACCATGAACAGTTTTTTTGATTGATACAATGAAGTCCCTTGCTTTTTGCAGATCAACGGTAAGATCTGGGTCATCCTGTATTTTTTGGTATGGATATCCACTAAAATAGGTTTGATATATGTTTTTTAAGAATTCTTGTCTTGATTTTTGTACATCGATTAAATCTAAAAGATTTTGCGATAGCCCATATTGGGACCCACTTTCACCATCACAGTAAAGCCAATCGTAGTATTTTTGTAGAAAGTCGAAAACGGAAATTACATTTGTTTCTCCGTTTGCTATCTTAGTAGATTTTTCCGCAACGACCCAATTAGGTATGAGTCTGGAAATGTCAAGATTCGTTGTACAGACATCTCCTGTTATTTCTTCTGCAACTTCTCCAGTAGCAATTCTAAACTGTATTTCTTCCTGAACATCTGGGGAAAATCTTGCATCATATTCAGCACTTATTCCTTGCAAAAATGTTGCAAGAGTGTGATTTATGTTCTTGATCGAATTGTTTAGGAAACCTGATATCATTACTTAATTTCTACTGATTTGGTTTTAAATGCAACACGATTGTTTGTTTTAGTTGAGAAATAACTATTCTTAAAATTGACCGCTACCGTTACTGGTGTTAGTCTCCCAGCATATATTTCTATTATTCCTTTTTTGAGATTCATTCTTCCCATTGTTGTAGAAATTTCTGTAAAAGTTCCATTTGATAATTTTTTATAGGTCTTGAGATTAAAGAAATCAAATTTATTTTGACCAGAGGTATAATAGGCTATTAATTTTATTGTTTCATTTAAACTATTTTTAAATTCATTAGTTAATTCGTATTGAGTAAATGCTGGAATGTCTAATTCATTTTCTAAATTTATTGTGATTTTATCAGTTCCACTAAAGCTTTCTTCGTAATACAATCTAAAATCAGATTCTTCTATTAGAACTTCTGGATAATTTGCTAAAATTTCTTCAATAACTTCCGAAGAATTAAAAGTGAAATTATATTCTCCATTGGTATCGTATTGAGCTAAAATATCTTGAATTTCAGATTTTATTATTTCATCTTGTGTATTAGTAGAAGATCTATTTGCAACGAAAGAAAACTCTACATCATTTGATATTGAGATAGCTTTTGGTGTTGTGAATTCTGGTAAAACAGTAACTACACATTTTTCTGACAAAATATTAAAAATATTTTGGATTTTTCCTGCATCCTCTTGGTTGTTTGGGTCTAAATCAGCAGTAAAAAACACTCTACCGAATCTCTGGGGGAATAATTCTTCTCCACCAAAGACATTGAAATCGCCAGGGTTTGCAAAAAATGGAGCAATTAGACCTTTTATATCTTCCTTTGTAACGGCTCTATTTTGTGCTCCAAATAATTTTGGAGCGGCAAACTTGATCAAATCAAGATTTGGTGTATCTGCACCATCAGAAGATTTCTGTACAAGACCAATATTCACATTTGACCCAAGATTATCAACTAAAGAAAAATTGAAAATATCATTTCCTCTTGATCCATTTGTTGAAATGTATGATATTCTTATTTTATCTGTTGATGTGTCTACAGAATTTCCAAGGCTATTTGTTTTTCCGAATAAAACATAAAAGCCATTGTTGGCTCTCTCCAGGTAATAAACATTTTGATTTGCTACTGTAGTGGAACCAAAATTATCGGCTAATATCCAAGTATCAAAAGGTTGCTCAGAATCAGAAATCCCGCCTCTTTGAATCTCAACTTTTAAAGAATTAGTATCTACTGTTTGATCATTTACAAAAAATCTTTGATTTTCATTATCAAATAAATTAGTAACATCTAATTGTTCTGTTAGAATGCCTTCATAAATTTCCACTCCTAGAGCATCGCTGTCTATTTGTTCATATGATTTTATCGTGTAGAAATTAAAGGCTACTCCATCTCCATTTAAACCCCTAAACTCTGCGTATTGAGGAATATTTTGTGTTAATCCAGACACATTCACAACCGCTCTTGCAGAAGTTCTCAGGGGAACGAAATAACCCAGGGGTTTTGTCAATGAAATTATTGAATCCAATCTTTGTGCCGAATCCAAATAAACTTCATTTGCTACCATATTGGAATAAAATGCATAATAATAAGTATTATATGCCAAGACATTTATTAGAGTTTGTACAACAGAACCTTCAAAGTTAAAATCTTTTATAACATCCTGTTGTTTTAGGTAATCAGTAATACTCTTTTTAATATCGTTGAAATTTATATTTCCAAGAGTAGGAGTTTGTTTTGGATATGATGCCATTATCTTAGTCTTTCTACAATTACTCTGATGTTTTCTACTATTTCATAATTTGGTATCTGATATTTAATATCTATCTCAACAGTTTTATCATTAAATGTAGAATTTATCTTTGTCAGATTTACTCTTGGTTCATATCTTGTAATAGCCGCAGATATTGCGTTTTCAACATAAAAACTAAAATCTAGAGGATTTTCAAATAACCCGTTTGATGCTGGTGTTCCAAATTCAGAATCAAAAGGTCTTTCAAAATTAATAGTTAATACTATATTTTTTATAGACTCTTTTATTGAGGTGTTGTCTTTTTTCAAATTGATATCCCCAGTAAAACTATTTTTACTAAGAAACATCGGTATATCTGAATAGACATTTTTGAATATCTTCATATTTTTATTTATTTATTTTAATTTGAATTCCTTATCCTTGCTAGTCGCGAGTACGAAACTGTCCCTCCTGAGGAGGTTGTATTCCCTGGTCCATAAGCAATCGAATCTCTATTGAGACTGAGTATCATGCTAGCTACATTGCTTCCTTTGAAAACCCTTGAAATGCCAGTGACCATCCATTTACCAGAGATTAAATCATATCTTCCATTTTCTAATGGTTTATCTATGGTTACTATACTTCCGATTTTAATAGCATCATTTGGGAATATTGCCATTATTGCCTTTTGATAATTGAAAAGTGTCATTTGTGACAATCTTCTCAGAGGAGTCTTTGGTGGAGTTACATAGAATGTGGCACTGGATCTTAGGGTGTTGAGTAAAGTTGGATAATATTTTCCTTGCTCTGGACAACCACAAGATGCCGCATTATCTGGATCTGATAGCATACATCCAAGATAATCTTTGCCGAGGAATCTTTCTATCAGATTACATTCCTTGGTTTCTTCGTATGCAATAGCCAATTCTTTATATGAAGGCTCTCTTTCCTTTGGCATTATGTTCTTTCCAGGACAATTGCAATAAGGATCATCTGCTGGACATTCTGAATTATCTACGACTTGATCTGGTCTTGTGCATTTCAGATTCAATCTACTACAGATACTACCTGTACTTGAACCCTTTCCAAAGACAACAAACTGAGCCGAGAAATTTTCTCCAAAGACATCGTATTCAGCAGGATTAACTGGTGGCTTAGTGATACCATATTCAGAATCACCAAATAAATCGTATTTCCAAACTTCAGAAGTAACTAGACCAGGTCTATAAATCAAAAGATCTCCAGAAAGGAATCTTTCAATCTCTTCCGAGAAAATATCTTCTGGAAAATCTTTAAATGGAGACATTAATTTGTTTTCTGGATCAACAACAGAAACAAAACCTAAGCTTTCTCCAAATTCAGCTTCTAGTTGTGTTGGATTTTCTGGAAGCTTTATTGCGTTCTCATTGGAAGGAAGTACTTGATTTCCTTTAAAAGTCACAAGATCTGGTCCCACAAATACAGTTGATCTGAATGTTGGAGTTTTATGTCCAAAATTATCGTTGCTTGTTGAAAACAATGGACCAAGAAAAAGAGTATAAGAATAACCATAATATAAATCATCAGAAAGACTACTAAGAATAGATTCTT